AATAGGTGCGTCCCGTTTCGCCGGGAAGAGCCGGGGCCAAGCCGGGAGACGCGAACAGGAACTACTTACTCAGATAATCAACGCCGGGAGAAGCCGGGAGAATCGGGGGTCCAGCCGGGAGACCGTCCCGTGACGCCGGGAGACGCCGGGAGGTTAAGCGTTTTCCTTCCCGGTTCCGGGGTCTTCGCCGGGAGATGTTCAACGCGGTTGGTCAGGAAGAGGGCGGGTAACGAATGGGTATGGCCTCCCGGTCCGGGGCCTTTCGCCGGGAGACGAGGGCCTTTCGACGGGACGAGCCGGGAAGTTAAGCGGTTTTAACGGGGCGGGATTTTTTATTCCCCTCCCCTCCTGATCTGATCCGGAATCCGGATTCTTCTTTTTACCACCACGCGTAGCAAGTCCCGTGCCACGAGCGAGCCCAATTCCGAATAGGAGGGAGTTGACGAGCGAATAGGAGAGATGGTAAGATGCGAGACATGCGACTCAAACCCTACACCCAAATAGGTATCCGGCGAATCCCGTGCTCGAGGTGCGGGGAACCATCAGCCCATCAGTGGCAGGTCTGCGCCCTCGGAAGAGAGTTCAAAGGGCTTTGCGAAGAGTGCGATTACGAACTCAATGCGTTAGTTCTGGCTTTTATAACGCACCCGGAAGCGGAGAAGCTACTCCGGGAGTATCGTAAGAAGCTGGGGCTGGAGCCAAAAGAATAACCCCCTCCTTGACAGACGACCCCTCTCCGTGGTATCCTTGCTGTGCGCTCTAGTTCCCGGTTGACACTGTATGGGCTGATGGTGCCGTCTTGAAGCCCTCTTGATTCGATCCCACAGAGATTTGGTGGTGCCAGAAACCTCCCATTCTCAACTCTAGATGTGGAATCGACTCCTACCACAGAGCGCAGTCAACCCTTCTAGGGCGCGAACATTTTGACAAGTTATCCGGGCTGATCCCAAACCACAGTTGGCATTGGGCGGGAGCTAGCTGCAGCCCGGACCCGCATCGGGGCTTTCGGCAGACTATAACGGCAGGTGGTGGGGTTGCCTCCATGCGACCTGCAATTCACTGGATTGCCCATACTGCCCCGTTCATACTGGCTTCCCCGATTCGAACTGGTGGGGAATCTCTGGAGGATTTCTTGGTGGGTCCTCGGGTCGGGGAGGTCAGCCCTAACATTTTGGAGACATTATGAGACGAACCTTCTACTCTTTCGCAGCACCTGTTATCCTCATTTTCGCCTTACTCGCCAACACCTTACCCATGCCGGGGTGCGGCTCGAAAGACCCCAAGAAGCAGTTCCACGACATAGCCGAAGCCGTGAAGGATATAAGTGGGGGAACCCGCGACGTCATCAAAGCGGTCGGCGAGGCTTTTGACAAGAAGCTTATTACCATCCAGCAGAAGGACAAGCTAGCCGACATGCTTATCCGAATCTCCAAAGGTGGGCAGAAGGGCGTCGCGACACTCGCAGCCATCGAAGCCTCTGGCGTACTCGAGCTATCACCCCAGCAGAAGGTAGACCTCACTAAGCTGCTGGACGACGAGGTGGTCGGTCCATTCCTTGATCTCATTACCGAACTAGGGTCGCTGTCCCCGGAATCCAGCGCTGCTATACGAGCCGCCATGTCGTCGCTTCGTGTAGCGGTCCTCCTGCTTGCCTCACGAGTAGGCCGTAACGACATTGAAGGTCTGATCATCCAGAAGGAGCTCACAGCATGGGAAACGAAATCGAGTGGCTACCCATTCTTACCAAGCTTGGCGAGGATGCAGTACGCCGTATCTTAGACAAGTCGCCCGACGCGAAGTCGGCTATCCTCGAGGCGAAGGCGAATTTCGAGGCAGCCGAACAGGAAGCAACCGACCTGCGCAACAAAGGACACGAAAGTGAATAAAGAGAGAGTCGTCTGGCTGGCACTGATCTTATTGACCCTGCTCATTGTCCGAGCGGTGGTGTCAGGACAGACTCCGGGTGTGGACTCGGTGGGGCAGCGACTAGGACCTATCCATTCGTGCGTCGCGACTCTGCCGAGTACCCACCTTGGCCGCAAGGTCTGGCTTATCTGGCCTATTCAGTGCGGACAAGCTCCGGGTGGTACTCCTGTTCGCCGTGTAACCATTGAGCATTACGTGCGGCTGAACATGGAGTACAAGCCCGGGACAGTGCTGGTATACCCAAGGGAGAGGTAATGGACTTCCGGGTAGACGTAGACGAGCCTGAGTTGCCGGAACTGCCGAGCCGGGGAGAGGCCGATAAATACGTGAAAATGCCTCACGAACTCTGGAAGGAAAGCGGAGGCGACCCGCAGAAGTACCGGGAGCTCATGATAGCCGAAGGTCACCTGCGACCCGTCACCGACGAGAACCGACCTGCCGAGCATGTGTTCAAAGGACTGACCCACTCCTGTTTCTGCACTGAGTGTGGTGCTGCTTATGGAGCATCTTGGCATGTAGAAATGGTGAGCGGTGGGGCTGCTGGAGGTGGTAAGACCGAAGCTGCACGGAATGCAATTCTCTTCTCCGGGGCAGATCGGGTTGGTCACTACGACGTGGAGAAACGGGAATTCGTCGTTGAGAGACCTGACCAGTTAGCATTCATTGAAGTCGAAGAAATTGAACCTCCTCAGAATTACGAAGCCAACCGTTACTTTGACGCCCAACGATTAGGCGAGGAAGATAGCTACCAGTAATGCCACGACGCGTACTTTTTCTAGATACTGAGACTACGGGCCTTCCCCCACGACGCGGGGAGGGGAGCGAATGGCCGCACATTACCCAGCTTGGGTTCATGCTCGTATGTGACGGGCGCGAAGCGGCTCTGTTCCACTCGCTCATCGAACCCGATGGTTGGGAGATCCCGGACGACATTGCCCGTTTGACCGGAATTACAACGCAGATGTGCCGGGACACAGGTATTCCTATTGCGGACGCTCTGCTCCTGTTCAAGCAGTACAACGACATGGTAGGCGCGGTGGTGGCCCACAATTATGAGTTCGACTCCGCCATTCTCGACAAGGAGATGAGCAGATTAGGTTTCCTTGCAGAAATGTTCTCCGACGTGCGACAGTTTTGCACGATGAAGGCGGCGACTCAGATTGTTAAGGCGAAGGGGCAGAACTCCCGAGGGAGCTTCAATAAATATCCGAAGCTACACGAGTGTTATTCCTTCTTCACTGGCCGCGAGATGGCCGTAGATGGGTTCGTTGCCCATACCGCCATTGGTGACGTGCGAGCCTGTCGAGTGATTTATGATCATATTCTCCAAACTCGATGAGTCTAATTGGGGCAATAGAGAACTCGGTCGAGGTAGAGAAGCAGCTTGACAAACTGGACAAGTTCTTCCCTCCGAAGACTACCAATGTCAAGAAGGTATTCAGGCCACAAAAGGGGCCCCAGACCCAGTTCTTAACGACGACAGCTGATATAGCCATCTACGGCGGTGCTGCTGGTGGTGGCAAGACTTGGGGATTACTTGTTGAAGCACTCAAACATGTCAAGAACCCACGATTCGGTGCAGTCCTCTTCCGACGAACTTACCCTCAGATTACTAACGAGGGCGGTATGTGGGACGAGAGTAACACGATCTTCCCGTTCGCTGGGGGAATACCTCGCGTCGGAGATCTCGACTGGACGTGGGCTTCCGGAGCCAGAGTCAGCTTTCGTCACCTCATGTACGAGAAGGAGCTCCTCGACTGGATGGGGGCTCAGATCCCCTATATCGGTTGGGATCAACTCGAGCACTTCACCGAGCGACAGTTCTGGTACATGTTCTCCCGGAACCGCTCAATGTCAGGAATCAAGCCTTTCGTTCGAGCGACGGTTAATCCCGATGCCGATAGTTGGGTCGCAGACCTTATCGCATGGTGGATTGACCAAGACACTGGTTTCCCAATTCCAGAACGGGCTGGCAAGATTCGATGGTTTATCCGCTTGGGAGATGATCTTGTTTGGGGAGATAGTCGCGAGGAACTTGTCGAGAAGTATGGAGACCCTGCTCTACCTGCAAACGATCCCGAACAGGTACAGCCCAAGACCCTTACCTTTATCCCGGCAAAAATCACCGATAATCAAGAGCTCCTTAAGCGAGATCCGTCGTACATTGCCAACCTACGAGCTCTCAACGACGTTGATCGGCAGCGACTCCTTGAAGGTAATTGGAAGGTCAAGTACGAAGCCGGAAAGATCTTCAACCGGAATTGGTTCGAAATCATCTACACGGTCCCTGAGGGCCCCCGCCGATACGGGCGAGGGTGGGACCTAGCAGCGACTGAGAAGAAGCTCAAAGAGAAGAAGAATAGCGATAAAGGTCCAGATTATACTGCCTCCTGTAAGATGAGCTACGGCGATGGGATCTATGTGATCCATGAAGCTACTGCCGAGCAAGTCTCGCCCACTGACGGCGACGCCTTAATGAAGAGGAAGGCGAAGAAGGATGGCAGACAGTGTGCGGTACGTTGGGAAGAGGAACCCGGGGCCAGTGGTAAACGAGACAGTGCGTCAATAATTAAATTCTTAGCACCGTACGCAGATGATCTCAAAAGTATCCGTCCCCGGGGAGACAAATTTCAACGGAGTAAGGGTCTACAGACTCAGGCTAGAGAAGGCAATGTCAAGCTCATGTACGGTGACTGGAATAAGCGGTGGCTGGCCCACATGCACGGGCAGCCAGACTTGCCCCACGACGATGAACATGATGCTGCGGCGGTAATCTTCAACGGCTTGACCGTGCAGACCTTCGACAAGCCCCGGTCATTTACACGGCGGCTGTTTAAGCGAAGGGGACGTTAATAATAGGAGGTCCGGATGTCTTTTACATTGAAATGGAATTTCAAATTCAAGGGATTCCTATCTTGCCTCTGTGATCTCATTCATGGCGCGGATCAGAAGGTGCGCCTACCTGTTCGTGTGTATGATCCTGCCACGACCAATTTCTATGAAGGAGTTACTAAGATGAATTTAACGAACACTCAGCGAGTCGACCTATCGGTCAATCCGCAAAATCGCCTCGGCGGTCCCGCCTCAGTTGATCTGACAGCCGAAGGTTCAGGCTGGACTGGTTCGAACGACGAAGCATTTACCGTCGGTCCGGACCCCAACGATCCGGATAACAAACTCAAATGCCGCGTCACCGCGAATCCCGAGAGCGAGGGCGATTCGGATGATGTCGGTGTTGTGCACTTTGAAGCCGATGGCGACTTGGGCGATGGCGTGAAGACGCTGATTGCCGAAGTGGCTATCAATATTACCCCGGCTGGCGCGGAAATCCTGAGCGTCAACGAGGGTACGCCCGAAGAGCAATAAGGACTCTCCGGAGGGTCGTTCCTTCGGCTGAGAGCGGGGCGGGTCGTCACTGTTGGGGCGAGCGGTACGACCCTCCCGCACTACTACAATGATAATTACAAACACGATAATTACTATGGCAACTCTCGGGCCGATTGATGACGCAATTGTTCAAAAGTTGTTCGATGAATCGGTCGGTGCGGACCGGGACAGACTAGCCAAGCTAATCAATTTTAATGCGTACGGCATTTCGATGGGCCAGATGCTCGGCGACCGTATGCGCGTTTGCGAGCCTCCGGAGCGAGTGGTTCGGCTGCTCGGCGATTTAGTAAAGCATGAGGTTGTGGTTCGCTTTCGTTATAAGAACCATGTCCCCCTCTATTTTCATAAGAATAATCTCGAGAAAGAGAAGTTGACCCGGGCGGTATTCCAATTAGTTCGCCGATGAAGCTTGACTGTAACAAGCGGGTTGGTGATGGCCCATTCCGAGAGATGTTAGAGATTGCTCAAGAGCGAGCACGACAAGATGGTGGCTATGTACAGCTTCACCGCCCGTTCAATTTGGACCACATTGATGATGGTAATTGCCCTTGTGGGCCAGTCACAGTCTCCGCAGACGACATTACAGATCCGGAGCTTCTTATAGAAGAGCTCATGAGGTGCGATGGATAATAAGATTTACTATTGGGGAGTGTGGCCCGGAGAAGGGTCAGGTCATGCGTTAATGACTCCGGACGGCGAGATTGCGAAGTTCGCCTTGGCCGAGATTCCGTGGAAAGAAGCGCAACTGGATGGTGGCGCTCTGACCGACAACATTGGTGGTCGCTTCAAGCCCGAAGGTATAGCGACCCTTAAACACTCGAGCGGGTGGACCATGCTCTCCTTTTGGGATAGGAGCGGGGACGAGCGCAATGAGAGTGTTAGTACCTTCGTCGTTGAAGGTAAATACCAGTTTCAAGGCATGAAGAGCCTGTGCCGGACCAGCTTCCCATCTGTTTGGGAACGCTTCACATTTGAAGTCACTCCGTGGCAGGAGGCCCTTAAACAGCGAACTATACGTAACTATGAGGTGGACCCACCTGATGGTAAGACGACGCAAGCTGTTCCTGAACATCCGAAGAAAGCATTACATTCACAGTGAAACATCGAGTGGAGTGCAAGACCTGCAAAGACCCGATAACCATGCTGAGGATTCCCATCTGCGTGGTATGTCGGAAGAACCTATCGATAGCATTTACCATCGGCGGCATGGTCGTCGGTGCAGTAGTGGAAATTCTGCATCGAATTTTGAGGTGAACGATGGTAGTGGCAGTAGACCCGCAACGCACCAGTCTCAACATTGATTTCGCCAACCTAACCTACCAAGACGTCAAGCAGACCCTGACGGGCGCGAGTAATTCGAAGTACCTCGAGGCTCGGCAATTCTACAGGGGCGACCATTGGCAGAAGGGGAATGCATGGGTTGGTCCCCATCCGGCTCCTGACGATGATGAGGCAAAGCAGGTCTGGAAGGACCTCGAGCAGAATCTTGTATCTCACCCAGCAATAGAAGAGGGGGTCAATAGGCACCGGGATGCCATTATTGGCCAAGAACCCTTCTGGTCGGTCACTGTGCGCCGTCGCCTTAAGGCTGACGAGAAGCCGACCGAGCAGGAGCAGAAAGATATCGACGAAGCCGAGGCACTTCTCACGAACTGGTGCGACGGCAAAGATTACCTGCAGGTCTTACAAGATGCAGTTGAAGACTTGGCTATTGGTGGTCGGGCCATTCTCCGCCTCTTTATTCCGGAAGGCGAGCTCTCCGTTGATGAGGATGGGGCAACCTTTGTGCCTGAGGGTCCGATTGCAGAACAGATGGAGCGTATATGGCCCACCTTCGTCCCGGCT